CCAACACCAACCTCAACTGCGACTGTAACACCGACAGTTACACCATCATCATCATCACCGGTAACACCAACACCATCTATTACAGTTTCAGTAACGCCATCATCAACTGCGGATGTGACACCAACTCCAACAGTAACTGAAACACCACAACCAACTGTGACTCCTTCATCAACACCGAATAATATTATTACATCTAATTTATTAGTTAATTTAGATGCGAGAAATACAAGTTCATATCCAGGAACAGGTACTCTGTGGACGGATTTACAGGGTAACTATAATGGTACTTTAGTTAATGGACCGACATATAACTCTACGGATAAGTCTATAGTTACAGACGGTATCGATGATTACATTTTATTAAGTAATGTTGCAGGTACTGGTAATGCCACCCAATCATTTACATATGAGTTATGGATTAAACCTGATGATGTAGATGGTAACATCATGTCAATGTCAGAGACTAACCCACAAAATAATTGGAACATGCCACCGATAGCTGCTGAAACTGGCAGATTTAGAGGTAAGATTTGGGCGAATAATTACTTATACTCAACGACACCATTCAACCAAGGTCAGTGGTATCAAGTGGTATTGGTTTGGGATTTTGCAAACGCAACACAAAGTCTATACATCGATGGTGTATTGAATGATAGTCAGAATGGTGTTTCATACTTATCAAGTGGTGTTGATAATAATATCTTCTTCGGTCAACAGAATCCTGGTGCTGATAACACTGGAGACTTTAGAGGTGAATACGGTATTATTAGATTATACAATACCGCATTAACATCATTACAAGTATTAAACAACTTTAATGCTACCAACCCTTACCCATAATATTCTCATAAGATAAACTATTTATAAAATAAAAAAGAAATGGCTAATTTAACGATAGAACAATTAACATCATTTACAGGTACACCACAAAGTACTGATTTAATTATTATTCATGATGGTAATAACGCCAAAAAAATAACATACGCAGAATTATTAACAAAAATTTTCTCAGGTTCAACATCATTACAAGCTGATGGGTCACAATTTAATTTAACAGGACATATAATTCCAACAACAAATGATACATACGATTTGGGTAGTGCAGAATATAAATTTAGAGATTTATATTTAGGAAGTAACACAATACATATTGGTAACAAAACAATTAGTGAAACTAATGTTGATGACAGTATGGAGATAAAAAACGCCTCAGTACCAACATCCTCAACTTCTGAAGGTAATAAGGGAGATGTAGTTTTTGATGATTCATACATGTATGTGTGTATATCACAAAATTCTTGGAGAAGAATTAATATAGAAACTTCTTGGTAAGTTTATTTTTTTAACTAACAAATTAATATTGTAAAGTATTTATATGTAATGGCAAACGGAATTAGATTTTTGAGTGACAATTTAGTAGGTGAAAGTGTTCACATTACTTTTACTGCAGACACAGGTTCTACTGTAACGGACTTTGGTGTTGTTACTATGCCTGCGGATTTAGTTACTGACTACTTTTACGGAACTTATACAATCTATTCTGAAACATACGAAGCGTCTTACACTTATGTGATTGGTCACCCAACACCTACTCCGACACAAACACAAACAGTTACACCTACGGTTACGTTAACTCCTTCTGTGACGGCATCAGTTACTCCATCAGTAACACCTTCGGTGACTCCATCTATCACTGCAACGATAACATCTACGGTAACACCTACGATGACCGCAACAATTACTCAGACGGTTTCTCCAACAAGAACACCAACAAGTACACCACAAGCCACGTCAACACCAACAGCAACTATCACGGCAACTGTTACTTCAACTCCAGAACCAACACACACAAGTACACCAACGGGAACTCCTCAATCTACAGTAACTCCAACGGCAACAGTTACAGCATCACCAACATCAACACCTCAAGCCACTTCAACAAGTACGCCAACAGGTACACCACAATCAACAGTAACACCGACTGCGTCTACAACGGCAACTCCAACAAGTACACCTCAATCTACTTCAACATCTACGCCGACACAAACACCTACAAGTACTCCACAGACAACATCCACACCTACACCAACAGGTACACCAGCATCTACTCCAACATCAACAACAACAAGTACTCCAACACCTTCAGTTTCAGTTTCTGATACACCAGGTGTTAGTAACACACCAACACCAACTATTTCAACTACACCTGATGTTACCCCAACAAATACGCCAAGTAGTTCAGTTACACCGTCTAACACGGCAACTGCAACACCAACAAATACACCTACACAGACTCCAGGTGGTACGGTAACACCAACACCGTCAGTCACTGCGAGTGTATCTGTAACACCAGACCCAACATCTACAAGTACACCGACAGGAACACCAGGTGGTACGGCAACTCCAACACCAACAAGTTCGGTTACTCCTTCATCAACACCAGAACCAACACATACAAGTACTCCAACAGGAACTCCAGGTGGTACTGCAACTCCAACACCAACAGGAACTGCACAACCAACATCGACTCCAGAGTCTACACCTACAAATACTCCAACTCAATCAGTGACCGCAACTCCGTCACCGACTGTAACTCCAACAGTTTCAGTATCAAATACGCCAGGTTCAAGTGCTACACCAACACCAACAATATCATTTACACCAACAATAACATCATCAGTCACTCCGAGCAGTACACCTGCAGGAACGTCGACTCCGACACCTACAAGTTCGGTTACGCCTTCATCAACACCAGCATCTACATCAACGAGTACACCGACTCAAACACCTGGTGGTACTTCAACACCTACACCTACGTCAACTGTTACAACTACAGTTACTCCTACACAAACACCACAGTCCACTACAACTCCAACACCGACGGCAACTCCACAGTCTACAACAACTGCCACACCAACAACAACAAAAACACCTACACCTACAAAGACACCTACACCTTCAGTAACTGCGTCAGTAACATTCACTCCGACACCATCAGTAACCGCATCGGTATCTCAAACGCCAGGGGTAAGTACAACACCTACTCCAACAGTATCATTTACACCTACTACAACATCAACGGTAACACCAACAATATCAGTTACACCTTCTGTAACTCCTACAATTACTGCATCAAACACACCAACACAAACACCAACTCAATCGGTAACACCTTCAACGACACCACAAGCTACGTTGACACCGACAGCAACTATTACATCTACGGTAACTTCTTCAGTAACTCCAACAGTTACTCCTACGAAGACACCTACAAACACACCAACGCCTTCAGTAACGTCATCAGTAACACCAACAGTTACTCCAACCGTTACTTCAACAAGTACAGTGACTCCAACGGTTTCTCTATCAAGAACACCGACAAACACACCTACTCAGTCACCAACACCTACTAACACAGTAACACCAAGTAACACTCCAACATCAACGGTAACACCTACAAGTTCAGTGACACCGTCACCGACATATACTCCAACTAATACACCAACATCGAGTCCTACTCCGACTGCAAGTGTAACTCCAACATCGTCTGTTACTCCAACACCAACTGAGACACCAACTAATACTCCTACACAAACTGCAAGTGTAACACCTACGTCAACACCTCAACCGACATCAACACCAGCACCTACTTCAACACCTGAACCAACAGGTACACCAGCACCGACATCAACACCAGCACCTACGGCAAGTTCAACAGTTACTCCAACGGCACAGGCAACACAAACACCAGCACCTACACAAACGGTTACACCTTCTAACACTCCACAGGCAACACAAACTCCTCAGCCGACGATAACACCATCTATTAGTGTTACTCCGTCTGTTACTCCTTCAGTAACACCATCAACGGTATACTACTCAATGTACTTCTCAGCATGTTGTGATAGTTACGTTTACAAAATTGGATTGAATGGTCCTGAATACACATCAATTATGAATTCACTTGAGGAAGGTAATCCATCATTATACTTAGAAAACCAAACAGGTTATATTGACGGTTGTGTTGGATTTATCGGTCCATCATATACAGGTGGTGAGTTCCGTGACTTAGGAAATAAAGACGGTGATTGGTTAGCTGATGGAGGACAACCATGGTCAGCTAATGACCCATTATTCCCTAGATGTAGTAGTTGTGTACAAACATATCCATGTGTTGAATATAAATTCCTAATTCAGGAGATAACTTACTTTGATGGTAACTGTCAACCTGGTGCGACACAAGCAATCGCCGACTTAGCTCCTGGTTTACCAGCAGTACCATCGGTTGGTGACTACGTATCATTATCATCTAAAGGTGGTGATGTGGCTCCTTGTTGGCAAATTATTGGTTTTGATGAATCACCTGAACCTCCAACATACTCAATCGACGTATTTGGTACGACATGTTCATTCTGTGCATTACCAACACCAACTCCGTCACCAACACCAACGAGAACACCAACAGTTACACCAACAATTTCATTGACTGCGTCACCAACACCAACGAGAACACCTACAAGAACACCAACTAAGACACCAACGGTAACACCGTCGACATCGGTATCACCAAAAACGATTAGTATTAACTACACAAGTGCAACATGTGCTAGAGGTTCGGCAGCTATTTACGTGAATGGAGTGTTACAATCTTCATACACAGCAACAGGTAGTGGAAATGACTCTACGGATTCAATCCAAGCGTTCCCAGGTGATACAATCCTTTACTACGTTGAATCTCAAGGTGTATTAGGTTCAGGATGTCAGATATACGCAGAAACACAAGGTGCGGGTTCTGTATTGGGACAAGAGGTTTCATCAATTTCAGCGAATAGTGGTTTAACTCCGGCAAGTGATTCAGAATCATTTACACTTGGTAATAACAACATATCGATTGGTTACGACTTTGTACCACAAGCATTATAACAAATTAAAAACACATAAAATATAAAACCCCTCTTCGGAGGGGTTTTTCTTTATCAAGATATTTATAGACAATGGAATTCTTTATAAAACAAAACAGTGAGTTACCAATCTTAAAGATGGAGGTTGTTAGAGATGGTCGAACAGATTCGTGGAAGTTGTTCGATGCGGATTTAGACAATGCAACAATCCGTTTCTCAATGAAAGAAGAATCCACAGGTATTCCAAAGATTGTGATGAACAACGCATTCATCACCGAAAAGATTCAACAAAACCCCGATGCCACACCATCCTATTATATTTTCTATAAGTGGTCACAAAGAGACACACGTAGAAAAGGTAGGTATTTAGGTGAGTTCTCAATCATTAATTCAATGGGTGAACTGATTGCACCAATTAGGGAAAATCTTTATATCAATATCATTTGACAAGAAGGAAAACACTTCTTATTATTTCCATAGTATAAATGTCAAAGAGTAATCACATCACTACGATGTGAGTATAATGTCTCAGACGAAAAGAAAATATTATGGTATCACAAGAAGTAATCGAAGAATTCCTATTAGGGGAGGACCCTGAAAAGTATATAGTTGCGTTAGAGTACGACTATCGTTCAGGAAAAATATTCAAAGTAATTCAAGACCCTATTCAGGGTAAACAAATCAAATCAGACTCATTTATTCCTTTTGCATGGGTGGGAGACCTTCATGGAAAGAATTTCTATGGTGGTTCAAAAGCATCTCAGAAACAAGCGATGTCAACCCACGGTATCCTTATTGAGAAGTTAGATACTCATGGAGATGAGAGAATGGAAAAAGGTTTGAAATATATAGTCAAGACAACCAAATCATACTCAAACTTAGTTAATTTCTTCAAAGGTGGGGGATTAGACCCATGGAATAGAGATAACTCAGGGGATATTATGATTCTACCACCAACAGAACAATATCTATGTCAGAAGGGGAAACGACTTTTCAAAGGGTTTGACGAATATGATGAGGTTCACCGTTTTGTATTCGATATCGAGACCACAGGTCTCTCACCTGAAGACAGTCAAATCTTCCTCATTGGTATGAAAGACAATAGAGGGTATGAAAAGGTATTATCAGCAGAAAATCCTGAAGAAGAAAGAAAACTTATCATTGAGTTTTTTGATATTGTAAATCACCTTAAACCAACACTTATTGGTGGATACAACTCGGCATTCTTCGATTTTCCATTCTTAATTCGTAGAGCAGAGATTTTAGGTTTGGACCCAAAGAAGATTATCAAAACCCTTAATCCTGAAGTTAATTTTAGAACAAAGGACGGGATGTTGAAGTTGGCAAATGAGATGGAAGAATACACTCAGATGCAGATGTGGGGTTACAATGTTGTGGATATTGCCCATGCGGTTCGTAGAGCACAAGCAATCAACTCAGACATTAAGAGTTGGGGTCTTAAGTATATTACCCAATTTATCGGGGCTGAGAAACCAAACCGTGTGTATGTTCAGGGTGATAAGATTGGTAAAATCTATTTTGACAATAAGGATTACTATTTCAATCCTAAGTCAGGTGGATATAAAGAAGTCGGAGCACCTGGTACAGAAAATTTAATGGAGCGTTTTCCAGGTGCATTTGAAGAGGTTAATGGTAAGTACATCATTGAAAGATATCTATACGATGATATTTGGGAAACAATGGTAGTTGATGAAGAATACAATCAAGCTAACTTCTTACTTGCTAAGTTGGTACCAACCACCTACGAACGTCTGTCCACCATGGGTACCGCCACACTGTGGAAAATGATTATGGCTTCGTGGTCATACAAGCACGGACTTGCAATCCCTCAGAAGGGAGATAAACGACCCTTTACAGGTGGTTTGTCACGTTTGTTAGCGGTGGGTTATTCAACAGATGTACTAAAACTCGATTACTCATCACTATACCCATCCATTCAGTTGGTTCACGATGTGTTCCCTAAGTGTGATGTTACAGGTGCAATGAAGAGTATGTTGAAGTATTTCCGTGATACTCGTATTAAATACAAACAACTCGCGGCTGAATACTCATCAACGGACAAGAAATTATCCTCACAATACAACCGTAAACAATTACCCATTAAGATTTTCATTAACGCATTCTTCGGTTCGTTGTCAGCACCTCACGTATTCCCATGGGGAGATATGGACATGGGTGAGCAGATTACCTGTACAGGTCGTCAATACTTACGTCAGATGATTATGTGGTTTATGGAAAGAGGATACAAACCACTCGTAATGGATACGGATGGTGTGAACTTCTCAGTACCTGAGGGTAGAGATTCCCACACATATATAGGTAAAGGTATTAATGGTCTTGTAGTTGAGGGTAAGGAATATCACGGTTCCGAAGCTGATGTTGCTGAGTACAACGATATCTTTATGAGGGGTGAAATGGGTCTCGATACTGATGGTCAATGGCCAGCAACAATTAACGTGGCACGTAAAAACTACGCACTATTAACAGACACAGGTAAAGTAAAACTTACTGGTAACACGATTAAGTCTAAGAAACTTCCAACTTATGTTGCTGAATTTTTGGATAAAGGTCTTCGTATGTTGTTAGATGGTAAGGGTCACGAATTCTTAGAGTACTACTACGAATATGTAGATATCATCTACAATCGTCAGATACCCATCTCAAAGATTGCCAATAAAGCACGTGTAAAACAATCAATAGCGGAGTATAAAAAACACATAACTAAAAGAACAAAATCGGGTTCACTAATGTCTCGTCAAGCACATATGGAATTAGCGATGAAACATGACCTACAGGTTGGTTTGGGTGATACTATCTACTATGTAAATAATGGTGAAAGAAAGTCTCACGGTGATGTACAAAAGAAAAAAGATGAGGTCGTCTTGAATTGTTATTTGATTGATGAAAAAGACATATCTGAAAAACCTGATATGTTAGGTGAATACAACGTACCTCGATATCTTGCATCATTTAACAAACGTATTGAACCACTATTAGTTGTTTTTTCTACGGAAATTCGTGATGAGATATTGGTCGAAGACCCAACTAAACGTCCATTCTTTACTAAGACACAGACGGAGTTGGTGAGGGGTTATCCTCGTCGTGAAGGGGACCAAGATACCTTAGAGGAGGTATTAACCATCTCAGATACTGAAATTAAGTTTTGGGATAGTGTAGGTATTGACCCATACTATATGTATGTAGAAGGTACGATGGAATTAGTGGATGAAGAGTATGTTTCTAAGAATAGAAAACTTATGAGTTCTTTAAGCCATCAGACGACATAATATACCAACCTTGTCCTATATAACGTAATTCAACAGAGGCACCTCTTTCGGTTTCTATTTGGTTATATTCGTCATCGATTAGTTTGTCACTTTTGATTGTGACATTAGTCATAGATTTAATTGTAATGTGGTCAGTGGTTGTTTCATCTAAAGTTACAACACACTGTTCCACATTTTTTATAATAATTGCGGCTTCACCGTTTGTTGTATATCCTGTATTTGTACAGATAATTGCATCAGAAGTTTTAACTTCTTTTCCGTTAACAATTTTAATAACGGGGTAACTCTTAAAAATTCCCATATTAGATAATGTATATCTGTCGTGGAAGTGCTCTATATTGTAATTGTTTGTTCAAACTTTCAGCTTGACTTGCTTTAACTTCCATCATTTTATCAGGACGGAGTCTCTCTAATCTCATTTTTAACTCCTCCTCTAATTTAGACTTCTCATCTTTAGATTCACTCAATAATGAATCATATTCCAATTGAAGTTCAGAATCAGGAGTTTTTAGATTACCACTGAATTTACCTCTTACCCTACCTAATGTTTCTTTAACATATGCGGTAAACCATCTACGAACCCACGTTTGTGCCGGTGAGTTAAGTTGGTCCCATCTTAAGTTGTCTAAATTAACATCCGATGGTAATCGAACGATATCAGGGTTTTCGGCTAAACAAGATTCTCTGTCATCTGTTTCATAGTACCAATACCATACTTTGTATTCGTTGTTTGCAATATTACCAAAATCAAACTTACCACCAGGTACATTATAAAGGTGAATTGCCTTTTTACCTTCAGGAAGTGCGGTTACTCTATAAGTAAGTTCACCACCAATAAGTCTTCTTTTAATATTGATGTCTTGCATTCTTAATAAGATATCAAATGCTGGCGTTACGAAGTAGTTTCCTTGACCTCCCATTTGTGAGAAACCAGCACCACCACCAAGACCGATACCACCAAATCCTCCGAAACCACCCATGAATGGGTCGAAGAATGCTGCGTCTAATTCTGCTCTTGTGAACCATAATAGTTCATTAAGTTCACGACCCGCAGGGATTTCATAAATTTGTTGGTTTCTTTGTAGGTTGATGTAGTCCTTTTTAAGAACAGCGTCACCACCTGCCTGTAAACCTACAATCTTAGAATATGCGTAAGTGTATTGTGTTTCCCAATCTAAAGAACGAGTGATAAGTGCTTTAGCTACGGATTGTGTATCTTGATTAAGACCATATAAAGATGTCCATTGTGATTCAATTAACCAATCATTCACATATTGAGAATAGTCTTCAATGGATAATTCCAATAAAGAATCCATCATTTCGTCTTCTATCTCAATGCCTCTTAGAGGTGCACCGAGTAAGTGACGAATTCTCGTGTAAAGTTTTGTTCTTTGTGGTTCAATAATAATCGACATCGTGGACTTTTATATATAAATATCCAGTAAATGTGAATTATTTAGGATTAACCCAACTATCAACAGGGAACGTAAACCTACCATTTTTGATTTCAGTATTATCGTTTGCAAATACGATAGTACCTTTAGAGTCATTATGGAAAGCAATGTAGTCTGTTTTGTAAGGTTTTACGTTACCAGTACCGAACACTACCATTCTACCATCTTCTTCTTCGTAACCGTTGAAAGGTTTAATTTGAATGGTTTTATTTTGACCGTCAATTTCAACCGTCGCATCAATACCACCAATCATATCGTCTTTACCTCCTAATTCACCTACTTTGAATACCTTCTTCGTATTAAAGATATCCTTCATATTGACAACAGCCTTTAACTCTCTTTCATCACCAAACTTGTTTGACCTATCTAATGAAGCCATAATTGTTTGGAATGTTCCTGAATCCTGATTGAAGATACGGTGTCTGAATTGAATCATAAGTTGTATCATTCTATCAGTCTCTTGAAGTTGTTGTTGATTGTTACCACCAATAAAGTTAAGTGGGTCCTGACCGTAGTGTTTTAATACTGCGTTCAAGTCATTAACTAATATACAGAATGCTGAGTAGTTGGTATTTAATTTGTTGATTACTGAACGACCAGGTTGTTCAAAATCATAGATACCCGACATCTGTCCAGGTGCATATTCGTTCTTTCCATAATGGAATTCAGAATATACTTCTTTTAAGATATCCATAATTGCATACATAAACTTCTTCTTAACCTGAGGGTTTCTGTTAAAAATCATTCTATAAGTGTTTACCTGTTTTGGTGAACATCCTCTTGATGTACCCTCAGTAATTAATGATTTCACCACCTTAGATTCGTTTATCTTGCCTTTTTGATATTGGTCAAATTGTTTGTTAACGAACGACCAGTTAATAACCTCAAAGAAATTATCAACATATTGGTCTCTTCTATTTTTATATTTTAAGTAATAGGCGTGTTCCCACAAATCCAACCCTAATAAAGGAATTCCACCATTTTTCATTGTGTTCATAAGTGGGTTGTCCTGATTTGAAGTGGTCATAATTTTAATACTACCATTCTTATTAAGGACTAACCATACCCATCCTGAACCAAATTGTGAAACTGCTTTTTTCTTAAATTCTTTTTTGAAGTTGGATAATGTTTTATATTGTTTTTTAATCTTATCAAAAACAGGTCCATTAGGTTCTTGTTTTTTTGGTGATAACATTTGCCAAAACAATTCGTGGTTGTAAGCACCACCAGCGTTGTTTTTGATTGTTCTATTGTATCTTGAAATACCTTTAATGAGTAGTTCAAGGTCCATATCCTTATCTTTTACCGATTCTAATGCTTTGTTGAGTTTTTTAAGATAACCTTTGTAATGTTGGTTATAGTGAACATTCATTGTTTCTTTGTCCACAAAACGGCTTAGTGAAGAATATGAATACGGTAACTTAATTGCCGATATTCTTTTCACGTCTTTTTTGTTTTCTTGAATTATTTCTTTTCTTTCAGAACCTGAGATTTGTTGTTCTATCTCATGGATTCTTTCTTGGCTTTTTTTGAATTCCATACGTTTTCATTTTCTTATAAATAATATCGTATGGGAAAATATTCCTACCTTCTTGAAATTGTATTCAATATTTCCTCTACAACCGTCCCTCTGTCTATATTATCACCCATAACGGTTTCAAATACATTTTTTTTATTGGATAATATATCGTAAATAACACCTTCAATCGTATTTTCAAAAATTGGATAAAAGACAGATACGTTTGATTTCTGTCCATATCTATATGCTCGGTCTTCTGCCTGTGAGTGGTCAGAAGGGACGAACGAGAGGTCATTCATAATAACGGCTTCTGCTGCGGTCAGTGTGATTCCCACACCTGCGGCTTTGAGGTTACCAACAAATACCATTACCTTTTCATTGTTTTGGAATTCATCCACAGAGTTTTGTCTTGCGGGTTTACTCATCCTTCCGTCCAATGCGACGGCGGACTTTCCAAAATGTGATTTAATTTGGTTTAATGTATCGGTAAAGTTGGTGAAGATAATAACTTTTTTTCCCTGTTCAATAATATTTTCTGCAATCTCAATGGTGTCTTTTACCTTCTCTTCGGCAATGACCTGTCTTACTTTCATCAGTTTTGAGAACTGCACGGTTAATGAGGATGACTCCTCGGAGTTGTTGTCATACCAATCGAAGTATTCACCCATAAGTGCTTCGTATTGTTTTGACTTTAATCTTAGATAAACGGGTGTGAGAATTTTTTCAGGTAAATCTAATATATCCTGTTTTAGTCTTCTTAGGACGTGTGTTTTTGTTCGGTCTCTTAATTCTGTTAGGTTAGATGCCCCGTTGACATTCCATACCTTTCTGTTACCAACATTGAATTGGTAACCTTCACAATAACGGATTGCATAAGCCATCCAATTATAAGCGATTGGTGAGTCTACCAAATCTAATAGGTTGAAATAGTTAATTGGTCGTGAGGTCATTGGTGTACCCGTTAGTAACCATACCTTTCCAACTTTCTTACATATATCGTTTGCAATCTTTGTTCTCTGAGCTTGTTTGTTTTGGATGTAATGAGCTTCATCTATAATTACCAAATCAAATTCTTCCTTTAATACCAAAGACTCTTTTACTTTCTTTAAGTCGTGGAAGTTCTTTAAGATATCAAAGTTGATAATGGTAAAATCTTTTGGTTCCCACTTCTTACCTTCGATGATTGATACCTCTTTATCTGTGTAATTGGCAATCTCACGTTGCCAGTTAATTTTCAAAGATGCGGGACAAATAATCAATACTTTATTGGCTTTAGCTTCCAATGCACCAATCACCGTTGCTGTGGTCTTACCCAATCCCATATCATCTGCGAGAATATATTTGTCATTCCCAACCAACTTTTCAATAGCGAGTTTCTGATGTTCGAGTGGTGGACGATGAGAATACTTAGTGTAATCAATTTCCACTTTTCTTTCTCTATTTTGAATCACCGCAGCTTTAGGTAACCAAAAGTCGTATAATTCTTCGGTCTCAAATAACTTTCCGTAGATATGAAATGATTTATCTTTTTCTACTAAGATTTTTTCTACGTATATTTGTGTCGGTCTTTTGGTAAGAAGTTTCTCTTCCATCATTTTTTTACCAAAGTATTCATCCAACTCTACCCATTTTCTTGCCACCTTTGGGGTAACATCGTGGAAGTCAATAATGTAATCTGCCTGAGCACGAGTCATCTTAAAATGCTTTTTGACTTGCATTTTTTTCTTTAGACCCAATATGTAATTGTTGAACCCTTCGTAGTCTTCTAAGATACGGGTTGCCCTTACTTCAGGTATTTTAGACATTACTTTATTTTCTTCCATACAGTTAAATACCTTTAATAATAATCATTTTATAGATATTTATCAATTGATGAGTCAAAGAAAAGTTCCAATAACGAGATTAAACAAATTCTTCGCAGAAGAAGATTTTGATTTAGACATATCCCTCGGCCAAGAATGGTTGCATGGGGATATGAACTTTACGTTTGTATTGTATCGTGTTGATAAACAAAGGACGAAAAAAGACGATGTCTATGGTGAGGTAGTATCTGAAGGTATTCAGTACCATGCACCTGTGGAACTTAAAGGTTATGTTCAGATTGAGGCTCCTACAAATGCGTTTATGGGTAACTCAAGAATTGGACAGGTTGAACCTGGTAATCTCAAAGTGGGTATCTATCAATCTTATTTAGATGAGATGGGTGTCGACATTGAGTTCGGAGACTACATTGGTTATTATGAAAAAGAAGATAGAGTTAGATACTATTCCGTCGTTGATGACGGTCGTATCACCTCGGATAACAGGCACACTTATGGTGGTTATAAACCATATTACCGCAGTATCACTGCGTCGCCGGTATCAAATGATGAGTTCAACGGAATCTAATGGCGTTACCAAAGAAAATAAAAAAGACACTTGACCTTATTCCTAATAAAACGGGACTTGCAAGAAGGGAACAACTTTTGGAAGATATTCAAAAGGATGGAACTTATTTGCCAAAAGGTATAGGTCATGCAGATTTGGACCGTGGTATGTTGGACTTCGTTAAGAATGATTTGAAAACATTTATGGATGGTAAGGTTATACCTACTGTAGATATTATTATCACCACACAGAATTGGGCTCAGTTTACTGAAACATGGAACTTCCAAGATTTGGATAAGAACGTGAAACCACCTTTTGTGTCAACAGTAAGACAACCTGAGGTTCCTTATGGTACCAACCCATCATTACAATATACTATACCAAATAGAAAACAATTTTATTATGCTAAAGTACCAACTTGGGACGGACAAAGAAAAGGTGTTGATGTCTATAAAATTCCTCAACCTATTCCTGTTGATATTACTTATAATGTTAAACTGTTTGTAAACAGAATGAGGTCGTTGAATGAATTCAACAAAAACGTATTACAAAACTTTGCATCCCGTCAAGCGTATACTAATATAAAGGGTCACTACATTCCTATTATATTAAATAACATTTCAGATGAGTCTGTCTTAGACATTGACAAAAGAAAGTATTACATCCAAAACTATGAATTCACAATGTTAGGGTTCTTAATGGATGAAGAAGAATTTGAAGTAAGTCCAGGTATTTCAAGAGCACTTACAATGTATGAAGTGTCACAACTTAACTCATCGAGAAAGGTTGAACCAAAACCTGAAAACCCTAACGAGTTTCCTGTAGATTTATTATTTGTCGATGGTAACAATGAGTTGAGTGAAACTTTCAGATACACTGCCGATTTATATTTGAACGAAACATATAATGTAGATAGTTTCTCAGTTTACATTAACAACAATTATGTTGGTGATGATTTGAGTAAGATTCAAATCAATACTAATGACTTGGTAAGGTTCGTTGTAGATAAAGATGTAGATGGTGAAGCACGAATATATACAACCGCTAAGTTGTTATAATTTATTCACCGTAGATATCTTTTGGACGAGAACATTTGTCCATAATTAACTTCTCCAAAAACTTATACATCTTCAATCCATTCTCATCACAATACTCTTTTAGTGTTGAGTGAACCTCTGTAGATATCTTAATATTCTTTATGTCTTTCATAATATTAGTGTGAAAAAAGGCAGAAAAAATTCTCCCTAATCGATAAATATAGGGCTGGTGTAAATGTTTTTTAAGATTTTTCGAAATATTTATAATAAAAATAAATTCTTAAGAAATTAAAAAACATGGCAAGTTCAAACAAAGTTTTCGTTTCTCCGGGTGTTTATACATCAGAAAGAGACTTGAGTTTCGTGGCACAGAGTGTAGGTGTAACTACTATGGGTATTGTTGGTGAGACCTTATCGGGTCCAGCATTCGAACCTATATTCATCTCCAACTTCGACGAATTTCAAGCTTACTTCGGAGGAACAAATCCAACAAAATTTGTAAACACGCAGATTCCAAAATATGAAGCCGCTTACATAGCGAAGGCGTATTTACAACAATCAAACCAATTATTTGTAACCAGAGTATTAGGTTTATCAGGTTACGATGCTGGTCCGTCTTGGTCTATTACAACTCAAGCAAACTTAGACCCCTCAACATTAGATACCCCTACTCTCTCTACATGGTCTGTTACCTTTACTGGTTCGACAGGTTCAACAAGTACTGTTGAGTTCACGGGGGCATTCTCATCTCCATTAAATGATTACATTAACGATAGTATTCAATTATACAATGGTGACTCAACAACAATGTCGGGTCAATTACAAACATTTGTTCACAGTCTAATATTAGATAACTCATTAAGTGCTACTACAGGTGCACAATGGGGTGTGGTTACAGATGCTGTGTATAATTCATTTACTGGTGCTGGGTACACTATTTCAGATGATAATAACTTCTTATCTGTTGACGGTCTATACGATTCAGTTGCGGATTACGACGATTCATTAATGGACCCTTGGTACTACGCATGTTTCGAACCAGGTTCACAAGATAATTACTCAGGTATTTCATTCAATGTTGTTATGAACTCTGACTTCACAGACTTAGGTGGTGGTAACTTCTCAGGTACTTTAAGTGGTTCAGTGTTATCGTATAACGCAACCGCATTTACTGAGTACAATGATGTAGTTGTGGCAACACTTCGTTCAAGAGGTATCAACGATAATAACGATGGTGGTCCTGTTTACATGGCTAGTGGTGTTTCACAAGTTATTATGGATTGTTCAGGTGATTATGCTGATGTTCAGAAAAACCCATATTCTTCATTTGGTATTTCAGGTGTAACGAATGACGGTGATAACTTCACATTCAAAACATCGTTCACTTTATCAGATACTAACTACATCAATAAAGTATTTGGTGGTACAAACTTTGGTAAGAGTAGAAATGAGTTCCCATTATTTGCGGAAGAGGTTTATTACTCATTATTAACTGAAGGTTATAGAAAAGGTAAAATTCGTGGTCTTAACTGTGATTTAGTTGCTCTTCCATCGGCAAGAGAAGATAACGCAACTAATAGTTCAATCGGTTGGTACTTGGAACAATATCAAACACCACACACTCCGTTTGTGGTTTCAGAATTGAGAGGTTCACAAGTTGATAGACTATTTAGATTTATCTTAATTTCTGATGGTAATGCAGCTAACAACCAAGTTAAGATTTCTATTGCTAACATCTCATTTGCTAATTCAACGTTCGACATCATCGTTCGTGATTTCTTTGATACAGATGCAAACCCTGTAGTTATTGAGAAATTCACTAACTGTACAATGAGTCCAGGTGAAAATGGATATGTAGCTAAGAAAGTCGGTACTGCTAATGGAGAGTTTGAACTTAAGTCTAAATTTATTATGTTGGAAATGGATGAAGATGCACCTGTAGATGCACTTCCTTGTGGTTTCGAAGGTTACGACTTTAGAGAGTACTCAGGAGCTAAGAGTCCATTCATTGCATACAAAACAAAATATAATACACCAGGTGAGGTAGTTTACAACCCACCATTCGGTACATCTACAGGTGGTAGTAACATCTCAAGAAGTGCAGGTGATAAAGTAAGAAAGACTTACTTAGGTATTTCAAATACTGTAGGTATTGATTCTGACTTCTTTATGTATAAAGGTAAACAAAACCCAACTAACTTGGGTACTGCTACTGAAGGTAACAATTGGGCATACCTTACAAAAGGTTTCCACATGGATTCAGGAGCAACAGTAGTAACGATTTCAGGTCAATATGTGACTTCAGGTGAAACGGCGTTTGAAGTGGGTGATGCAGAATTCAGAAGTGAACCAACATCACAATCAAACCCTTACTACAGATTAAATGCTCGTAAGTTCACATTATTACCTAAAGGTGGTTTTGACGGATGGGATATCTACAGAGAGTTCCGTTCAAATCAAGATTCATTTAGATTGGGTGGTACAGGTTACTTATTAGGTGCAGCACCTTCAGTGTCATTCCCAACTGCAACAGGATGGGGACAATTCAAACAAATCACTGTTGGTGAAAACTCAACTGATTGGGCAAACACTGATTACTACGCTTACTTAATGGGTCAGAAAACATTCGAAAACCCTGAAGCAGTGAACATTAATATTTTCACAACACCAGGTATTGATTACACTAATCACTCAAACTTGGTTGAAGAGGCGATTGACATGATTGAAACAGATAGAGCAGATTCAATTTACATCTGTACAACTCCTGATTACAACATGTTTGTTCCTAATACTTCAGCGTTCGAAACAGATTTCATCTACCCTGATGAAGCAGTGGATAACTTAGAAGAGTCAGATATAGATTCGAACTACACGGCAACTTACTACCCATGGGTATTGACAAGGGATAGTGTGAACAACACACAAATCTACATCCCACCAACGGCAGAGGTTGTTAAGAACTTAGCGTTAACAGATAACATCGCATTCCCTTGGTTCGCAACTGCGGGTTACACAAGAGGTTTGGTAAATGCTGTTAAAGCACGTAAGAAGTTAACTCAAGAAGATAGAGATACATTATACCAAGGTAGATTGAACCCAATCGCAACATTCTCAGATGTGGGTACAGTAATTTGGGGTAATAAGACTCTACAAATTAGAGAATCTGCACTTGACAGAATTAATGTAAGAAGATTGTTGTTACAAGCTCGTAAGTTGATTTCGGCGGTAGCGGTAAGATTGTTGTTCGAACAGAACGATGACCAAGTAAGACAAGACTTCTTAGATGCGGTTAACCCAATCTTAGACTCTATTAGAAGAGACAGAGGTTTAATCGACTTCCGTGTGGTTGTAGAAAACACACCTGAAGATTTGGATAATAACCAATTGACAGGTAAAATCTACTTGAAACCAACGAGAGCACTTGAATTCATCGATATTGAGTTCTTGATTACTCCAACGGGAGCATCTTTCGAAGATATCTAATTTGATATATTTATAAATTGGGGGTTACCGATGGTGACCCCCATTAGCCTTATTAAACGTTTAATTAAAATAAGAACATGGAATTTAAGAAATCAAACTTAATGGAACACCTAAATGTTGAGAACAATGGTGTAAAAACATTTTCTGAAAAACCACAAAACATTGTGATTTCAGAAGAACAATTAGAAAGATTAATTGAGAGACTAAACGAGACAAAGTAATGATTCGTAGTATCTTAAGAGAATATATTGAGGAAAAACAACTCAATGAGGGTTTTGACGAAGCGGGTAATCCTAATATGAAGTATTATGCTTTTGACTGGGATGACAACATTTTGATGATGCCTACACAAATCATCGTTCAAACTGAGGACGGTAAAGAAGTGGGTATGTCTACTGAGGACTTCGCAGAATATCGTGGGGTTTTAGGTAAAGAACCTTTTGATTATAAAGGTGATACTATTGTTGGTTACGCCGAAAACCCTTATAGAAACTTCACTACTGAAGGTGACTCACAATTTATTGTTGATGCAATGGTTGCTGAGACGGGTCCTTCATGGGATGATTTTGTTGAGGCAATCAATGGAGGTTCAATTTTCTCAATTATCACGGCACGTGGACACACACCTTCGGTATTAAAAGATGCTGTATATAATATGATTATGACTAATCACAAGGGTATTAATAAAGAAGAATTAATCTCAAACCTCAAGAATTTTAGAGACATCTCTGGTGAGGACGAAATGACTGATGATGATATAGTTGAATCGTATTTGGACTTATTAAAGTTCCACCCAGTAACTTATGGTGAAGGTAGTGCTGCGAACCCTGAAGAAGGAAAGATAAAAGCCCTTAAAAACTTTATCTCTTATGTAAAGGATATGGCTGGTAAATTAAATCAGAGAGCTTTCTTTAAGAACGACATTAAAAATAATTTCGTTCCTATGATTGGTTTTTCTGATGATGACCCAGGAAATATTGAAAGCATTAAGAATTTCTTAGATAAAGAATATAAGGATGATAAACCAGTAAAAACTTATTTAACTAAAGGAGGAGAGAAAAAAGAAGTATAAAAATTTATAGTTAGCTTCTATATAATGTGGTTTTTCAAAACAAAGTAAATAGAAAAATTTTCACTACTCCAACTATTTATAAGTAATAAACAAAAAAATATAAAAACAAAAATACAATGGCTGATTTATTAATGAAAATGCCGATACCTTATGAACCAAAAAGAAAAAATAGGTTCATCATGACCTTTGATTCTTCATTGGGTATCAACTCTTGGTATGTGGAGTCAACTTCACGTCCACAAGTATCAATCAATTCTGTTGAAGTTCCATTCTTGAATACTTCAACATATGTTGCAGGTAGATTTACTTGGAACACACTAAACGTAACATTCCGTGACCCAATCGGTCCTTCAGCTTCTCAAGCGTTAATGGAGTGGGTTCGTTTACACGCTGAATCTGTAACTGGTCGTATGGGATACGCTGCAGGTTATAAGAAAAATATCAACTTGGAAATGTTAGACCCAACAGGTGTGGCAGTAGAAAAGTGGATTTTACAAGGAACATTCCTAACTGACGTGAACTTTGATTCACTTGGTTATGGTGATGATGGTATTGCAACTATCACGGCGACATTACGTCCTGATAGATGTATTTTAGTTTACTAATATACTATTTACGAAAAAATCAGTTCATTTATATTTAACCATAGAGGGGAGACTCTCTATGGTTTTTTTATTATATAAGATATGGACAACGCAGCACAATACGGACAACAAGACTTCAACCTACCTCATGACGTGGTACAATTACCTTCGAAGGGTAAGTACTATAAAAGTGGGAAGTCCTCAATTAAAGTAGGTTATTTAACAGCTCAGGATGAAAATACTTTGTTGGGTCAAAGAAATGGTGACAACATCATTATGACTTTATTAAGAAATAAAATTTATGAGCCTGGTTTTGACCCAATGGAATTGTTGGAGTGTGATGTTGAGGCAATACTTATTTTCTTAAGAAACTCTTCATTCGGTCCTGAATACACATTCAATCTTCGTGACCCTAAAACAATGAAGGACTTTGAACAAAGTATTTTATTGGATGAGTTAAATGTTAAACCGACAACTATTGAACCAAACGGTGAAGGTTTATTTGAGTTAATGTTACCTGTTAGTCAAAAAATGGTTAAGTGTCGTATCTTAAATCAAAGAGATATTCAAGACCTTCAAAAGATGAGAGACGCATACCCTGATGGTATGGTTGCTCCTGTGGTTACTAAGAGATTAGAAAAAATGATTGTCGAGTTTGATGGTTCTAAGGACCCGGCTGATATATCATCAACTATTGTCAATCTTCCGATTGCAGATTCTAAGTATATTAGAAACACAATGGAAGGTGCGGAACCGAAGTTAGATTTGGACCGTGTTTTTGTAGCCCCGTCAGGAGAAAAGGTGTCGACTCGTATCGCCTTCGGGGCGGAGTTTTTTCGTCCTTTCTTCTGATTACCGTCAAGCTATGCTTGATGAGTTTTATTATTGTGTCAAAGAATTGGGGTTCTCCTATTCTGACCTTCTTAAAATGCCTACGTTCGAAAGGAAGTATTTTATCAAAAAGTATATTGATGATATGGAAAAGTTGAACGAGAAACGTAGACAAAGTTCACGTTAAGGTATTTATAAGTAAAATAGTCTAAATGTTTTTACAAGATAACAGTGGTGGTGGTGGTCCTAAAGATTTGAATGACGCGATTAGTAGTGCCATTCAATATACTAAAGAACTACGTTCGGCGATTTTTGAATTTGACAGTGCTGCTAAGTCAGTAACTGCGGATGTTTTTGGTCAGGGAGCTAAAGCATCCCAAGAAATGCAAAAGACTATTTCACAATCAGTTAAAGACCTTACGGCGTTAGGTGTTAGTGCAACTGAAGTTGGGGTACAGATGGCTGCGATTGGTAGTATTATGCAAAGAAATGTTACTTTGACTAATAAACAGTTAACTGATTTTATCGCAATACAAAAGGCCACAAATCTTACTGCTGAAGAAATGGCTACACTTGTTGAAGGTTTTGATTCAATTGGTGTTGGTCCAACACAAGCCGCCGAACAAATTGAAAGTGCACGTAAAAGAGCAGCGTCTTTAGGTCTAAATACCGGTCAATTCTTGAAAACTGTTGGAGATAATGTAAAACTCATCAACTCTTATAATTTTAGGAATGGTGTTGAAGGATTTACTAATATGGTTGCTCGTTCTCAAGCTTTGAGAATTAACATGGCTGATGTTACAAGTTTAGCGGGTAAATTACTTGACCCTTCTGAGGCTATTAATTTAGCTGCTGAGTTCCAAATGTTGGGTGGAGCTGTTGGTGCATTAGCAGACCCGTTCCAATTAATGAACATGGCTCAAAATGACATCGATGGTCTTCAAGAGTCTATTGTAAATGCTGCGAGTGCTGCGGTATCATTTAATTCTGAAACGGGTGACTTTGCCATATCTGCCACTGAAATGAGAAGGTTAAGGGCTCAAGCAAACGCTCTTGGTATGGATTATGAGGAGTTAGCCAATACTGCAGTCAAATCTGCACAACGTCAAGAAGCGTTATCTCAATTAGATATTTTAGGTGGTTATGATGATGAGACCAAAGAAATGTTGGCAAATATCGGTCAGTTCGATGGTGGTGAGTTAAAATTTACTTTCCAGCGTGAGGACGAAGATGGTAAAAAGTTTACTGAATTAGTTTCTGC